GCGGATCAGGAGCGTAGAAGGCATTACTGACGAAAGAGTCGGCGTAGGGCTGGCCAGCGATCTGCGCCAGTTCGCTCCTGATCCGGCCCGTCAGGAACTTCTCCAGGTCGCTGTGGATCACCCGCTTACCCACCGGTCACCCGCTTCAATGCCCGGACAAGGTTTCCCGTCTCGGACTCGATCAGGAGCGCCTTCGGGTCCGAAGCGATGACCAGGGCCGCGTTCCGAGTCGGCCAGGAGACCACCTCCACATGGATGCTGTCCCGGTAAGCCCCGGTATCCACCGGGGCCGTTGCCCGGGCGATCGCTGCGGCTTCCTCTGCCTTCGCCTTCACCAGGTCGGTGACCTCAGCGGAGTGGCCCATCTCGCTGAAGAACCTCTCATTCCACTTCATCAGCCCGAGACCTTCACGATTCGGAACTCAACGCCTGGATTCCAGCCGGTCAGTGCGTTCTTCCAGTCGTCCATCTCGCCCTCGACGTCCCAGAGCCCCGAGCGGGCCCTGATGCGGTCATAGGGCAGGACGTCGACGCCCGGAGCAGCGTAGAGACTCATGCCGGTTGTGGTGCTGTCGCGGTCCTCTGTGCGGGTCTCCGTGCTCGACGACGGGGCTATCGCCACGCCCTCAATGTCCAAATTGGCCGGGGATGCCCAGTCCCGTTTCGTGGACTCTCCGGAGTAGGGATCCGGGACCAGCTGGGCCCGTTCCCGGGTGACGGTCTCACCATTTGCCAGGGGGAACATGTCAGTAACTCCCCTCGGGCCAGATGGAGGTGCTCTCGTAGTTACCGGACGGCGGGAACGACCCCACGGGCCGAGGAGTCGAGCTACCCTCGAACACCTCGACCATCCAGTCCTCAATCACCAACGGATCCGTGCTCGCGCCGGCCAGAGTTGCTGACCGGGACATGGGGCCAACACCTTCGGAGAAGGACTTCGCCCCACGGATCGGAACAACGTCGACGGCACCGAGGACCATCTGGACCACAACGTCGCTCACGTCGTCCGCCGTGAGCGTGCCCGCCGCGATCCGGTCATCGACGTCGCGCCACCTCCGCCGGATCTTCCGTGAAGCTGACCCCAGGTAATACGTCGCCCGGGGCAGCTCCACGGAAGTGAGAGGACGCCAGGCCGCCACTACGGCTTCAATTTGTGCCAGATCGGCCATGGCGTCCTCCTCCTGCTACTTGGCGGCTGTGGTCTTAGCCGCGGCTGCGGCCTTTGCCTTCGCTTCGGCCGCGGCCTTCGCTTCGGCCGCGGCCTTCGCGTCAGCTTCAGCCTTGGCTTCTGCAGCAGCTTTCGCCGCTGCTTCTGCGGCGGCAGCCTGCCCCGGGTCCGGGGCCTCCTTCACCAGGGCGACCACCCCGGCCTCCACCAGGCGCTTGCGCTCCTGGGCGGAAACACCGGCGGGGAGGACGGCACCCTTTCCGAAGTACTGCTCGGTGTCCCCGGTCTTCGCCACGATGAGCGTGGCCGTCACGATGTGCACCATGGTCAGAGCCCCGTATTCGTGATCTTGAGACCGGCGTTCGGCTCGAGGACAACGGGCACCGTGACGCGGCGGGCGCGCAGCAGGTACGAGTCGTTCTTTTCCTCGCGGATGGCTTTCGTCTCCACGCCGACGCCGGCAGTGCTGGTGTAGCCCGGGCCGCCGAGATCCTCTTCGGCCATGCCGCCGAGCTGGGTCGTGTCGATCAGGATCGGATCCGTCGCCGGGGAGTGGTTCGTGCTCACCCAGGTGAGCCCGAGCGCCTGCGGCCAGATGCCTGTCACGAGCGGATTTCCTGCTTCGCGCGGGAGCAGCCCGCCTGCATTGAGCCGAGCGATTGCCTTGGCCCACTGCGCGTCTGTGAGGGCGATGACGTTGGGGTCGAAGCCCTCGTCAAGGGCAGTGACCTTGGCCTTCGCCAGGAGCGCGCCCTCAACGATGTTGTCGCCGGTGGTCCATGCACCCGGTCCACCGACGCCCGTGACGTCGTATGTGGCGGTGATCTTCGAAGCGATCACCCCGAGCGCTGCCGAGTCCACAAACTTCACAGACTGGTTGACCAGCTTGCTGAACGCCCGGTTGACGGGATCAATGCCGAGGCGGGCAATCGCCTCGTCAGTGACCGGGATGTCCTGGCCCCACTTGGTGGTCTTCGCCGCGGCAAGCTGGCCGTACTGGGCCGAGCTGCGGGGGTACTCGCCGCCAGGGGCGATCGCCTCGGGGTCGTCGTCCGTGAAGATCGGTTCGCCCGTCTCGTACAGGATCGAGCCGCCCACGGCTTTGAACCGGCCGGAGAGGAGGAAGTCAGCGATGTAGCGCTGATCCAGGAGCGTGCGGAGGCGCCGGGCGATGAGGTTCGGCGTCTTCAGCAGGTAGTGGATGTCGACGGTGTCGCCACCGACGATGGCGGGCTGGGCAGGTGGGTATGTGTACGCCACGATGTTCTCCTTAGCGGCTCAGGGCGATCTCGACGAGCACGTCTGTGCCGCCAGTCAGTGCAATGCCGACGACGGCGCGAGTGTCCGTCACGTCGGCCGCCGTCGGGGTCGTGACCGCGGCGAGCGCGGCGACCTTCCCCGTCGCAGCGGCGACCACAAGCGCGCCGGCCGCGATGGCTCCGGAGGCCAGGATGCGCTGCACGCCTCCGCGCTTGACGGTGACCTTCTCGCCAGCCTTCGCGGCGAATGCGGCGGTCCCGATCCACGCGGCGGATTTCGCGCCCGCCGGGGAAACGGTGCGGTTGCCGGTCACTGCGACGAGCTGGTCAGCGGTGACGTCCGCGCCGACCGTGAACGTCACGTCAGCGCCGGGGGTGAAGAGATGTCCCATGGTCAGGCTTCCTTTCCGGGGTAGAACTTGGAGTAGAGCTTGTCCTCGTCGGTGGACTCGTTGACGCCTCCGACGTAGCCGGCGGCTGCGACGGGCACGAGACCCTTTTCGAGGCCTGCGAGGGTCTCGGCCATGCCGGGGTCCGCGGCGAGCGAGTTGACCCAGTGGTCGCGCCGGGCCGGGGCGATCCGGCCATCCTCGACGGCGGCGTTGACCAGCGCTGCGCGGCTGTCTGCGAGCTGCTGCTGGCGAGCCGTTCGTCCATCGGCGGCGGAGGCCACGAGATCGGCGTACTGGGCTTCGTCCAGTACTACGGTTCCTGGTGCGGCCGCCATGGAGGCGGTGGGGGTTACTTCCTGCTCTGCGAGCGCCTCGTCGAGCGCGGACAGGAGTCCGGTGTCGTCAAGGTTTGCTGCGGCGGGGATGCCGAGCCGCTCACGGAGCCCCTGTGTCAGTGCTTCCGACATGGTGTCGGTTCCTTTCTGTCGGGGGGTGATGATGTCCTTGGGCTCGGCCCGAGGTGTTGGGATGGTCTTGGCGACCATGTTGGCGGCAGCCGCCAGCGGTGAGTCGTTGCCCAGGCTGAGGCCCGGGCGGCGTTCGTGGCTGGCGCTAACCGTGGGTGCCGGGGCGTTGCGGCGCCCGGCGTGGGCGAAAATCGAGAGGTCAAAGCGGTTGGTGGCTGATTGGTCCTTGCCGGCGTCCACGCGGTCAGCGAGGCCCGCCTTTACCGCCTCGTCAGCGGTGTACCAGGTCTCGGCCTTCATCGCGGTGCGCCACTCGTCGACGGTGCCGCCAGCGCGCTCGGCGTAGATCCCGGCGATTGTGGAAGACACCCGGTCCAGGTTCACCGCAGCCTCGGCCATCGCGTCAGCATTGCCCCAGACGATCGTGGAGGCATCGTGAATCATCAGCTCGGTTCCCGGGCCCATGACCACCTCGTCGGCGGCCTGGATGATGAACGACGCCGCAGACGCTGCAATGCCGTCCACCGTGGCCGTCACGTTCGCCGGGTGACGCCGCAGCGCGTTCATGATCGCCACACCGTCGTACACCGAACCGCCGGGGGAGTTGACCCACAGGTTGATCTGGGAGACGTCCAGGGCCGCGAGGTCCTGGACGAATGCTGAGGCGTCCAGCCCGAACCAACTGTCGATCATGTCGTAGATGTAGACCTCGGCCGAGGTTCCAGCGGCAGCGGCTTCCATCCGATACCACGGTCCGCGCTCTGCGGAGGGTTTGAGCATGTTGATTGTCATTTCATCTCCGATGGTTGGGGGCCGTGGCCGGGTTGGTTGGTGCGGTGGGCTGGACGACCGGCGTCCGTGGCTCACGGGCCGTTGACGGATCCGCTGCAGGCAGCCCATAGGTGGTCCGCAGGTGATCATCGAGCTTCTGATCAGCGGTAATGGCGCCGCAGTCGATCAGAGCCTTGATGGCCTCGGCCGTCGCCGGGTGGCGGGAGCCGATTTCCTCGAACACCAGCCGCGGGGCCGGCTCGCTTGACCCCCAGTTCACGTCGACCAGGTCCTCAATGACGTGCTGGGTGGTGGTGTCTGCGATCTGCATGGCCACCGTCTGCAGTGAGAGGGTGAAGAAGTCCGCGAACGTGGATCCCAGCGCCCAGGATCCCGTCTCGGTGCCGAGGTTCAGGAAGTGTGCCAGGACGCCGCGGGCGATTTGCTCGTCGTAGTACCTGATGGGCTTGTCCGCGTCCGGGAGAGTGCCCTCGACGCCCTTCAGCGCCAGTTTCGCGCTGTTCGGGATCGATGCGCCGGAGTTGTCGCCGGACCGGAAGCCCTTGGCCAGCTTCAGGCCCTCGTCCAGCTCGTCCTTCTCGCGCTTAGTCCGGTCCTCGCCGGTAATGATGTCGGGGAGCTTCGAGCCCTCGTAGACGGGCACGCCCATGCCGTTGCGGTCCACCGTCTGCGCCTGGACCCGCAACAGGCGGTCCTTCAACAGCCAGTACTTGTACGCCGGCCGCAGGAGCGACTGCCCCAGCCAGTTTCCGCCCTCACGCTCGTTGACGTACACGGCCAGGCGCTCAACGCCCATCCGGGCTTCCTTGTTGCCGCCGGAGGGGTGACCGTGCTGATAAATGGCGACCAGTCCGCCGTCGGGCGCCACATCAACGCGGGAAATCGTCTTGGGCGGGCGCCATGCGAGCTTCCGCAGCCGCGCGAGGCCGCTGTCGTCGATCCTGTACACCTGCTCGAACACTGAATGCCCGAACGGGAGCATCAGCAGCGACAGGCGCAGGTGCTCCGCCCAGGAGAACCTGTCGCGGGTCCGAATGACCGGCATGTTCTCTTCGCCCACCAGCGGCAGTCCCATATCGTCCGCGATCTGGCGGGCGACCTCCGGGCGGGCGCCGTTGGGATCGATCCGCCACGTTGTCCGGCGGATCGGCAACGTCATTGCCCGCAGCACGGAAATGACCTGGCCATCCTGCCGGCGCATCCGGTCGTACACCTCAACGTTGTGCGGCCACTGAAGCTCCGGGGTTTCCTCGTCGTCCAGCTGCGTCCACCAGCTGGTGGCGGCGTTGGCGTAACCCCTCTCTGACACGGGAACCGTCATGCTGCGCGCTCCTCTCGTCAGAAGCCCTGCTGGGCCCAGTTGTCATTGGATGAATCGACGTCCGCTGTCCGGACTGCTTCCGGTGCGGGCGGCGGGGGCGGGGGAACTACCTCTTTGCGGCCCAGCAGCCACTTGGCTGCCGTGAACGCCATCAAGGGCGCTACCTCGGCGGGAGATGCCCTGTGGTCGGGGATGGATGCGCCACCACTAAAGACCTTGATGACCGCTGTGCCGGCCGCGACGTCCAGGACCGGCTGCGGGTTGTGGCGAACGGTGTTGTCGCGGACGGCGTCATAGGTGTCAGCCCATCCCGCGGTGAGGTCACCGCCGGACCACTCCACAACTGGGACTGTGAACTTGACGTCTTCGGCCAGGGCAACCATCAGAGGGGAAATCGGGGCGCCTTTGGACTGGCCAGCTACGGACCGGATCCGGCCGCGGCGTTTCTCGTCCATCAGGTAGTCCTTGACCCAGTCCGAACCGTGACGGGCGGCCACAATCTCCACCTGAGCGACTCCGTCGGCCCTGTGCCCGGCGAACGCAACGTAGGTCATGGACCGGTCGTGGGACTGATCAAGGCCAACCACGACGTCGGTGACGATCCGGTGCTCTTCGCCCACCCGCTGGCTGCCATCCGGCAGCGTCTCCACCGGGTTCTTGCCCTTATCCCACGAACCAGGCGGGAACGGGCCCGTCAGAGTGCCCTCTGACCACTGGCAGAGGACCTCAGTACGGAAAACCCACTCCGGATCCGTCCTGCAAGCAGCGGCAATAGTCCGCTCAGTGAAGCCGGCGTTCCAGTTCAGCGACGGATTAGCCTGGGCCCACCCTTGCCGGTCCCGTTTGTCCAGCCCAGGAGCCGTGGACCACTCAAACAGGCCGAGAGTGTCCTCGTCCTGCTCGAACTCGGCCAGCTCGTCCTCATCGAACTCCTCACCGTCATCCAGCAGCTCATTGAGATCCAGCGCGGTCGGGCCAGAGGCGCCGATCTCCTCGCAGATCCCGTCAGGATCCCCGATTGCCTCGTGCGCCATCTTCCGAAGGTACCGAAGGACGATGGACGTCAGGTCGCCGGCATTCGACAGCGCCAGAATCAGAGCCTCAGCCTGCGCCATGGTGGTCTTGGTGATCGCGCCCCAGGCTTCCCAGTTCTGATGCTCACGCAGCTCATCGAGCATGATCAGATTCCCAGTGAAGCCACGGCCGGCACGGCGGTTAGCGGCCTTGACCTTGTAGCGGGCCTTGGTCTTCTCGGTGGCGCCGTCAGTGATCTCCAGCGCCTTTTTGCCGTTGACCTTGACCACGCGCTTGAGGATCTTGGAGAGCTCGTCATCCTCTTCAACGAGATCGACGGCGCCCTGCCAGACTTCCTCAGCCGTTTCGAGGTCCTGGGCGGTGCCCATGACCAGCGGCCAGCCCCAGACGATCATGAACCAGAGCGCGAGGACCTGCGAGAGCGTGCTCTTGCCGTTCTGGCGGGCGATCAGCACCACTACCGTACGGAAGCGCAGCGTCCCGTCAGGGAGCAGCTCCAGCATCCGGCACAGGAGAACCTTCTGCCACGGATACAGCTTGAGGTGCAGCACGTTCTCGGCAAACTCGATCACGTCATAGCCGAGAGTGGTCTCCGGCGTCAGCGGCCGCAGCGGGGGAGTGCAGATCCGCGGCTCAGCCGAGCCGTAGACCTTCTTTTTCTTCGTCCCCGTGTGCGGCGGCTCCGGAACGTGGCAAATCGAGCGGTAAAAGTCGCCGGGGTCTACATCATCCGGTCCGCTGAGCGGCGCGGCGTTCAGCGGCGCGGGCTTGGAGGTCAGAGACATTCGAACCCTCCGGCTTCTCCTCGTCGCCGGACGGTTCGGCAGGTGCAGCAACGGCGGCGGCCATCGGCAGTGACGCAGGGGTGATCTGCAGATCCGCGCAGGCCTTCAGGTAGTTGGGGACCGTCGTCGTCATGGCCTTTTGCAGGGCCTGCATGCTGTCCCGCTGCGCTTCGTCGATCATCCAGGCGAGCGTCTTCAGTGCGGCGACGGGGCCAGCGAACCGGAGCCCCTGCAGGTGCTTGGCCTCCGAAAGCGTCTGGGCGGTGGCATCGGCCATGTAGCCGCGCTTACGGACCGGCTTCACCAGCGGCGCGAACCGATCACCCCACGCGCGGATCTGCTCTGCCGTTGAACGCTCGACGGCGAGCGCCGGGTGAGGAATGACGCGGCCGCGGGGATCCGTGACCACCATGCCCTCGCCCTCGACCCGATTGCGGGCCTCGCGGAGGCGGGCCATGAGCGTGGCGAAAGTTTCCAGGGCGGAGCGGTCCACTTTGCCGGCGAGATCGTTGCTGGCAACGATCTCGCGCCATACTTTGGCCACGGCTTCGGGAAGGTGATCCGGGGGCTCGATGGGATCAGACTCGGCCTGGGTGCGTGGCTTCATAGTTTCAGCTCCCCGAGTGTCAGTGTGCCGCAGCGGATTGTTGACGTGGAAAGAACGCCGGCCCGGATGGCGCCTATCGGCATGGTCTCGACGGCGGACCAGCTGGCCCCGCTCAGCGGTCGCAGCTTTGCGACCAGGTCAGAGAGTGTCCGGCGGGAATGCCGCCAATCAATCAGGACGGCAATGTCAGCAACCACCATCTGCGGGTAATCCGCCAGGACCTCACGGACGGCCGGCTCGGCATCCTCCGATACAGACGGCCGGTAGTAGCGATCGCGGGCGCCGGGGGCCAGTGCTCGGCGGACGGCGTTCCTGGATGCTCCGCGGTCTCGGGCTATGCCACGGATTGTCTCGCCGTCACCATGCAGCAGGCGGAGGGCTGGACGGTCATGCATCACGTCTCCTGATGGTGTGAGATGTGCCCGGCAGGTCAGTCCTTGGCAGGCGACTTTTCCGGCCGCCCGGCCTGGCCTTCGTTCCGGTGCTGGTGACGTTGACCCGGCACACTCCGGTTACCCGGCTCTACAGGGGAACGGTGTTCCCGTGGGCCTCCGAGGGTTCGAACCTCGAGACTCGCGCATGCCCGGCGCTTATGGGGCTAGCGCTTGCATCGGCCCTCCCCGCGTTCATGTCCGCGGGGCTATTCAGTTATGAGTTCAAGTGGGTCCGTTTTCCCCGCCAATTCAACGATCTTGGGGGATTTTCGGAGGGAAAAACCCGGGGGGAGAGGACCCTTCAGGCGGGGAGCGTCCCGGCTTTCGTGGAGCTGGATTTTATTGTGATCCGGCTGGCCGGACTCACCATTCCTCGGACGTCACACCGAGACTGTGAATGGTCCCGACACCCTCTGCCTTGTTACAACTCAGGTGGGCCGGCTTCCAGTTGCTCCGCTCCCACGTCAGATGAGGGTAAGCCGAGCGCGCCTTCACGTGCTGCACACTGCAGGACTGCTCATGCGGATACTCAAGCGAGTAATCGATCGACTGCTCACAGATGCAACACGGTGCCTTCGTCCTGCGACCATCTGCCTTGACCCAGAGCAGCGCGTCACTACGACGGCGGCCGGACCATGCGGGGATATGCAGACCGTTCAGGTTGCCACCGCCTTAGGCCGGGCATGACAAAGGCCCCGCCGGATAACAGCGAGGCCTTCATTCAAAATGTTGTGGGGACAACTATCCCGTCGGATTTACTGTACTACATTTCAAGCCACGGTCCTCCTTCTTGCCCGCATGTCTTCGGACACCCGGAGCACATCGCCAGGGTAGTACATCCGCCGCGCCTTGCCCTCGGTGTTGACGCGGTCCAGGACATAGACGAGCTTCCCGAGCTTCACCCAGTTCTCGAAGTCGAACTTTGAGATGATCACCCGGGCTTTCTTCTGCAGGTACTCACGGACACCTCGCGGCGCCATCGGTTCGCCCCGCGCCTTCTGCCGGAGCTGGACCAGCAGTTCGTGTACGTGGTGGACGGTTGCGCAGGCGGGGCACTTGACCGACGCATCATCAGGATGGGCAGTCAGCCGGCCGCTGCACAGCATCGGTGAGTCACCGCCGTCGAGCGGTTCCCCACACTGGCCATACACCCGCTTATCCTCCGGCCCCCACACCAGGTCCCTTCCCTGCTTGACCCAGATCCTTGCCATGTACAGAGTCTCGCCAGCATTGGGGTTGTCCATCGCCTCGGCATGGGCCCGGTCAGGCAGCTGGCACAGCCACGCCTTCAGCAGCAACGCATCCAGATTGATCGCCGGCTTCGACCCAGGGTGTCCGGAACCTCCCCCCGCGCCAGGGCTCCGCGTCACACTCGTCCGGCTGATCGGCCCGTCCATCAGCCTGACCAACACCGGGACATCCTCCAGCAGCCCATCAAGCTCCACGATGCAGGCCGTGCACAGATGGAGGGTCGTTTCCCGCCAACACTCAGGCGCCGTGCACGTCGTCATGCGTCACCTCTCAGATCCTTGATGATGTGTCCGTTCTTCAGATCCACCGGGCGCCAGACGCCGGCGTTGATCCCCGCCAGCTGCAGCACACCCAGCCACTCCAACTGGGCAGGGGACAACTTTCCGACGTCGGTCTTCAGCTCACGGATCAAGACACGGCTGCGGGCCCGATTGGCCAGGACAAGATCCGGCCAGCCAGCGTTTGAGCGCCTGGAATCGAACGGGTGATAGGTCAAGTGATATCCGTAGAGCTGAGCAAGATCGATGACCTGCTGCTGGAAATCGGCTTCTGAGAGTTTCGGAATGAAAGCAGTTTTGGGAGAAGGCATGGTTAGTTCCGTCCTCTGGTATGCGGGCGGCCGCGTCTGGATTTCTTGTTGCCATTGCGAGGAGGTTTGGAAGGAAGTGGGGGTGAGCTCGGCTCCCTCCCAGTACCTGCCCGTCCCGTCCCGCCCCGACCCGTCCCGGCAATACCGGTTCCATCAGTCAGGCGTTTCGCAGGGTTGGCAATATGTTGGCAATCAGGGCTGTGCTGGTGGTCTTCTTGCTGGCCGGAAGGACCGTCGCCAGCGGCAGGGCCGGGTATGCCGTTGCCCTGGGTGGTGGGGCCGGTGGAACCGTTGCCCTCTGTAGACGGGCCGGGTATGC